CAGATTGCGGACATGAAAAAGCCCGCGCGCGGCGGGCTGTAGTTGGTGCGTTGCGCTGGATCAGCCGGCGCGGAAGCGGATATTCACGTTGACCTGATAGAAACCCTCGAACTCGGCGGTCGGGATCTGGCTCGCCTCCAGGCATTCGAGGTCGCCCGATTGCCAGTAGGCAAAGTGCGCTTCGAGCTGATCAGACAGGACGTTGATCGCCTTGGTGCCGGTGCCGACCCGGGCGAAGCATTGGATGCTGATCTGCCCGGGCTTGCGGGTGTACGGTTTGTCAGCCATGCCAGCCATGAAGGCTGTGGCGTGCTGGATGCTCAGGCGGCACCAGAGGCCGTCGGCCGGCGGCGTAAAGGTCTGAGTGTTCGGGTAGTCGATGCTCGACTGCGGCAGGCCGGCAAAGGCGACCATGCGCGCCGTGATCAGCTCGCGGATGTCTTCATAGGTCATCGGTAGGCCTCTGATACGCCGATCCAGGCCAGGTCATAGACGCCGCCCGGGGCCTGAGTCGAATGCCCGAGCTCGAGCATTTCCGCATATGGCAAGTTGGTCTGTATGTAGATCACCGGGTAGTTTCCTGATGCCCTGATCAGCATTGAGCCCCTGGACAGGGTTTCGCTGCCTGATGGGTCGATGTTTTCCGTCACAGTGAAGTCGGGAGCGCCGATGGATACTGTGTGACTACCGCGGAAGCGACCGCCTATATAGCCCTGCCCTGCGGCCTTCGCATCCACAAAGAAGTTCTCCTTGCGCTCGCGCTGAGTCAGCTTCTTGAATTTCTTCTTTCCTGTGCCGGCTGCGTTGCGGGCGTCGACGTTGGCGTCGTAAGCATCAGCTAGGGCCGTGTTCTGCGCTCTGAGCTCGGTGTTGGCCTTCCACAATTCAGGGTTACCGACCGGCGATCTCTGGATGACCTCGCTAAGCATCGCCAAGGCAATTGACTGGACATGCTGGGTCACGTCCTCATCGATCTGGTCGACAAACTCGGTGAGGCTGTGACTCCATCCGGCCTTGGCGTTCATTTACGGCGCCCTCAGTTGTATCTGGTAGGTAGCTGACGCCGGATCAACCTGCACACCCTTGACCACGTAACTGACGCTCTTGGTCCGGTCAGCGAGGTCCGTGGCTGTGATCGTGTGCCCTTCGGCTGGCCGGTCGGTGACCTCATTGGTCAGCGCAATCAGCTGCAGGTCGCCCGACAGAATGTTGATGTTGTCGATGCGCTTGGTTTCGTACTTGGCCAGCACGCCGCGCCCGGTGTAGGTCACGATGATGGCCGTAGTCGTTTCCTCGACCGGGTCATAGACGCCTGGCCCCTGATACGAACCTGTGAACGCTGACACGGCATCGGCCAGTTCCCCGTCAAACGCCTTGGCCAGCTTGGCCTGAAGCTTGTCCCGTAGGCCCATGCTCAGCCCCTCACCATCGGAATGGAGTTGGTGACGGTGGTCCAGGGGTAGATCAGCGCCAGGGCGAAGTTTTCCCCAGAAGACAGCGCGACAGAGCCCTGAACGTAGGTTTCACTGACGGACGTGCCCGAGGTAGCCGATACCGACTCGCTGGCCGTCTCGCGGTCAGTGGCCTTGTACAGGGCGCCCGTCGAGGCGACTTTTGCAACTTGGGCGCCGGCCTGCTTGATCTCGGCCGGTACTTCGGCGGGAACAGGACGCTTAATTTTGCTGGTCAGCCAAGCGTTGGCCTGCATCACAGACATAGCCGGATCACCGGCACCAGCCCAGCCCGACCCCAGCAATGCGTCAACGTCTGCAACAGTGATGAAGTCGGTCATGGGTTATTCCTGGTCGGCCTTGTCGAGCAACTCGGCCAGGACTGGCTTGTTGGCCGAAGCATCGAAATCGATGCCTTTCTCGGTCAGCGCAGCCTTGATCTGGTCGACGTTCAGGCCCTTGGATGGCCGGTCGCCGCGACCGCCTGAGCCATTCTTGATCGGCTCGGGATGCTCGTAGTCATCCGGCGCGAACTGGGCGTCGATGATCTTGTAGCCCTTCTGGCGCAGTTCGGCCTTGCGCTCAGCGGTAACTGGGTGTTTCTCGTAAACGACTTTCTCGTCCATGTTGGACTCCTGGCAGGTGGATCAGGCGACCCGGAGGCCGCCGTCTCGATTACTTGGTTGCGTCACCGATGGTGATAACGCCAGCGGAGGCCTTGATGCTGTTCGCAACCAGGTCCCAGTTGGTGCCGGTGGCCAGCTCAGCGCTGGTCGGAGACTTGCCGCCGTTGGCGGTGTCCCAGGTGTAGCCCTTGAGGCCCATGCCGAAGGTGTAGTCGGCCTGCATGGTGGTCTCGATGCGCTCCTTGCCGTTGGAGGTCTGGATGTTGGTGATCAGGTCGGAACCATCCATCACCATCGCAGCGCCGTCAGCCAGGCTCAGCACCTTCTGCTTGTTCGGGGTGCCGGCCTCGTACAGAGCGGCGGCGTCGGTGATGATCACCGCCTTGCCCAGGATGTCGACAACCTGCACACCGCTGAAGGTGAACAGCTTCTCGGCGTTGACCAGGTTCTTGCCGATCAGCTTGTGGTACATGGCGCCGGTCATGACCTGGGCAATCAGGCGCTGCGAGGCGTCACCGAACAGCGCGTGCGCGTTGTTGATGGCGACGTAGTCCACGCCGAGAGTGGCGGATACGTCGTTGGTGGCGGTTGGCTGGTTGCCAATAGCGGCGACCAGGGCGGCGATGGCGGTGTTCAGCTGGTCCGACATGATGGCTTCGGACAGGTTGCGGCTGATCACCTCCAGGGCTTCTTCCGGGTTCTTCTGAACCCACGACAGCTGCGACGGCTCCCACAGGATCGGACCGAAGCCGCCGGCGATCTTCACCGAGTCGTACTGCTTCTGAGTCAGCGGGGTTGCAGCCTGCGCGCCGTTGGCGGCATAGCGGTCAACACGGCGCTGAGCGCTGTGCAGGCCAGCCCAGAACGACTCTTGCAGGAAGTCGCCGTCGATGCCTTGAGTGGTCAGGCGGATGGAGCCAGCGGAGGCGGCGTTGAATTTCTCAACGTCCTGCGCCAGGGTTTCGATGGTGGTTTTCTTGAGGTATTCGTTGAATACCTTCATGTTCGACAGGGACATAGTTGCTCCTTAGCTTGTTGCGGTCATGGCCTTAATGGCTGCTACGCGATCTGCTTTGCTGCCGCCAAAGTTGCCCTTGGCGCCGGAATTGCCGCCATCACCGCCTTGAGCGCCGCCGCCGTTGGCGTTGGAACTCTTCAGGATGTGGTCGCGGTGGGGGTACTGCGAAACAAGTGTCTCGATGGCTTCGTCGAAGTCGGCCAGTTCGCCGGGACGGGAGCGGCTGAAAATCTTCTGGCCTTGGGCGTCATAGGCGACGACCTTGCCTTCCTCGACTTTCAGGTTCTGACCGAAAGTGGCCTGAACCATGTCCACCGGCACAGCCAGCTTGTCGGCGATGTACTTGGAGCGGGAGAAACTGCCGCCGATCTTCTCGGCATACAGCTGCTGCTCCAGGGTCTGGTTTTTGCCGTTGGATTCGTCAAGCTGAGCCTGATAACCCTTGCTGATCTCGGCCTTCACGCGCTCGATCTCACCGGCATCCACCAGTTTTTTAGCATCGAGATTGGAGACAGTCTCCAGCGCCTTGCGGGCTGCAGCTGGGTCGTCGATACCTTCGAAGGTCTTTACCAGGCCCTCGGCAGTCTCGGCGCGGGTGCGGTGCGATTTGGCCTCGGCGTTCAGCCGGGTGATGGTGTCGCGGGTGCCAACGGCATCGAAAGCGATGTCTTTTCCGTCGTCACCGGTGAATACGGGCTTCCCATCCAGGACTTCCGCGTATTGCTTGCCATCCACTTCAACGATCTTGAGCTTCATTGTTTCTCCTAGCAGGCCATCCGGCCCAGTGCGCCCCGCTCATCCGAACAGACAGGCAATAAAAAGCCCCGCAGGTGCGAGGCGTATTTGATTTTCGCGCTACGTTTTGCGCATTCGTGATTTGTAGCGCTGGATTACTCGAACAGCTTCCAGTCTTCGGCAAGCATGTCGGTTTGACTCGGAGCCCAGGACACGCGCGCGCCGTCAGGGTATGCCTTGCTGTGCACGGGATAGCTCAACCGAACGAACGGCAGGTCGACGCCGATGGCCGGGCGATACTCAAGCCACATGCCAGCGCCATTCCATCCGGCGCGGGTAACACGCTTACCGAGCTTCATGGCCTTGATCGCCTGGCCGAAATCCATTGCCGTGACCGGATCAACCGGCCGAGGCCAGAAGTGCTCGCCCCTCATCTGGAAATTTTGCAGGGCGAAGGCCGCGTCGCTGACCAACGAACTCAGCTTGGTCTGGTCGGTGCCGGGCGGCAACGCTTCGATCGCATAGCAAAGGTCGCGAGCCTGTTGCAGCAGCTCAGGGCCGCCGAATGGCAATACCTTGTCGTTCATTCCTTTCCCCTCTGGTTATAGGCCGGCTTTGGCGAATGCCGCGGCGTCCTGTTCGCGTAGCTGATCAAGGGTGAGCAGCTTGCCCTTGTCGTTGTAGAACTGATCCAGATCAAGCCCGCCATCACGCAGCAGCTTGCCGCGCGCCGGGCCTAACACCTGATCCTGCCTTGTCGCGCTCTGCGACTTGATCCAGTCGCCGTAATTCGTGGACTGCGGCACCTGGCCATCCATGCTCGCCCGCGTGCCTTCTGGCAGGCCCTTGGACAGCCTCAGCGCCTCGTAACTCTTGATGATCGGCATCGAGGTCGACCGGCAGCACCAATGCAGCTTGCCAGGCCCGCTGAGCCAGGGGACTTTGTGCCCGACTGGTGCGTGCCTGCTGTCGTTGGTGTAGACGAGGCGGTCACGCAGCCTGCACGGGGCGGATGTTTTGTTATCCAGAGTGCTGAGCCATCGAACCTCATCGACCAGGTCGTCGTTTTGCTGGTAGTAGGCCTCACGGGCGCCCTGGGCGGTGTGACTGATCGCCGTCCGCACCACCGAATCAAGGTCGCGCCGGCTGCGCTCGATCAAGCCGTCGGCGTAGCCTTCGGCTCTGGTGCCCATGATGCGGCGAACGATCTGGTCAGTGGTTTGGCCTTCGGTCATGCCAATGCGGATGCCGTCGCGGATCTTCGCCGCCCGGCCCGCCTCAAGGTCGCCCATCCATTCCTTGAGCAAGCGCCCCTGGAATGGCCGGCTGAGCGCGATTTCTCGCACCCGCGCCAGGCTGACCGTGTTCAGCTGTACCTCGACCAGCACCTGACCGGGAATGACCCGTGTGAACAGCGCGCCCTGGTACTCGACCTCGTATTGACCGATGTCGACGACCGACTCAGCCATGACCTCGCCAATCGAGGCATAAATCGACTTGTTCAGCTCCAGCACCGACACCAGAACGGCGTTGAGGTGCCTGGCCGTGTAGGAGTCGGCACCCAGGCGCTCGATGGCGTCGATCAGCTTGGCTCGAAGGTCGGCATCGACACTGTTCAGCAGTTTGATGACCTTGCGCGCCTCGGAATTGCTGAGGTGCTGAAGGTCAACCGCGTGCCCGATCGATGCCGATTGCAACTGCTCGTTGACCGTTGCCATGTCAGATTGCCCCTAGTGCCGGCCCTTGTTCCTCGATGCGCGCCTTTTCGGCCTCCCAGTCGAGCTCATCACTGATGACGCCGCGGCGCTGCATTTCGGAGTAGAGCGTTTCGTCGCTGAGCTTGCCGGAGTTGGCCATGCTGATCAGGTTGGGCAGGGATACTTCAGGCGCGAAGTCGCTGTCGAAGTTGCCGCGCATTTCGACGTGGCCACCGTCACCCAGGCTGCCGTAATCCGCCAGGATCTGGAGCAGCTGAGCGATGCAGTCAGCGAACTGACCAGCCAGGCGAGCCAGCGGGGACAACTCCTGCGCCGCTTCCTCGTTGGCCTGTGCCGCCGTCTTCACGGCCTGCTTGTCCTTCTGGAGCAGCTTTGCCCCAGCCATACGCATATCGTCGACCAGATCGTTCAGCGAGTCGCGCCCGGCGGTGATTGCCGCCCCGGTGTGCTCGACGTACTTGGCGTTGCCGTCCTTCGGCATGCGGGTCGCGCTGGCCGAACTGATAGTCAGCTGGAATTCTTCGTTATCGGTGAACACGAACAGCAACGGGACGCGGGCAACGTGCAGCAAGTTGTCCTGGTCGCTCTGTGACTGCCAGTGCTTGACGTTCAGGTGAGCCAGTTCGAGCAGTGGCGGCTTAGCCGTCATCGGCCCGGTGCGGCCCGTGTAGAACGTCACCCATGGGATGTATGTAAGGCTTGTCGGCCCCTGATCGTGCTGCTCCCACGCTCCGCCTTTGTCGGCCTTGCGGTAGGTTCGCCAGCTGCCCGGCTCCAGCACGCGGACTTGATCCACGCACTTGACGCCGAAGTCACCGTCTGCAACCTCGACCGACTCCATGTAGCGAACCTGCATCAACTTGCCGCCGTCGAAGCGCCAGCCGAGCACCTGGCCCGGCTTGATGATGACGGCGTAAGGGCGAACCCCTGCCGCCTCTTCCTCGGCGACGGTCTTGTACAGCTTGTTGCCCTCAGCATCCAGGGTCGGCTGGTGCTCGATCATCGCGTGACACAAGCCACTGGCCAGCGCCGAGCGGAACCACTCGACCGACCACGAATTGAGGTCATTGCCGCCCAGGTCGATGTCAGCCGAAAGCAGCTTGATCGGCTCAGGCACGTCCTCGCCCAGCTGAAGAGGCTCGGCGAATACGCGGGAAGTGCTGCTGGCAACCGTCTCGGCGTAGGCCGGGAGCAGCGTGGACAGGGCCAGGCGCTCACGGTAGGTATCATCCTTTTCAGCCGGGTACTGAGGCAGCAAGGCCTTGCCAGCCGCCCGCATGGCCTGAGTCCCGCCCATCAGCGGATCGACAATGGCCCAATACTCGCGCATGCGGTCTACCGCCGGGAGCTTGATGCTCGGGTCGTCGTTGCTCATGGTTAAATTCTCAGGTCTTGGGTTTGGGTTGGTACAGGCTTGCGCTTGGTCATGGCGACAGCGAAGTAGCGGAAGCCGTCAGCGCCGTGGGATGCCTTGTCGTGCAGCGGCTTGTCTTTCCAGCAGCCGCGCTTGTCGTCCCATTCCTTGCGGTAGCTCTCAAGGTGGGCGATTCCTTCTTCGCACTTCTCTTCGTCGAACGCGCAACGCGGAAGGATCTCCCGAGTCGCCTCGATGCCTGTGTCCACGCCGATCTTCGGGACAACCTGAAACTTCAGGCTGTATTTCACACCGTCGATCTCGTAGCCCTCTTTGGCGATGTCCTTGCGGCTCTTGGCATCGCTGCCAAACTCGCGGTTTTCGATGTCGTGCGGCCCCCAGTGCTCGGAATAGGTGTAACCCTTGTCCTTGAGCAGCTTCATGTAGTGCCGCAGGCCTTCGCCGCTGTTCTCGTAGTAGTCGATGACGTGGTATTCGGTGCCGACCTGACGCACGAACCAGATGGCCGTGGAGTCGCCGACGCCGATGTCCCAGATAGTCATGACCGGCAGGTGCGAGTTGTTCGGCAACTTGCCGATTCGCCCTGCCGCGTAAAGCTTGGTGAACTGCTGGGCGTAGTAGGCGCCTTCTACCGATTGCTGGAACGCTTCGACAGGGATCGACGGATACTCGCGTTTCATGTCATCGCCGAGGGTCTTTTCCTTGGCGGTGTACCAGGCGCGCTGCCCGGGGTTCGTCTGGATGCCGTGCTTGGCCTCCAGGTCGTTGAAATAGTCAGTCAGGCGCTGCGGGATAACCGCTGTCGCCGGGTCCAGCCAGTACAGCGGGTTGCGCCACCAGCTGAAGAAGAAGAATTTCCAGTCGAGCAGGCCCAGCGGCGCGCCGGACAGTTGCTGCTTCTCGGCGCTCTGCGAGTAGTCGAAGAAGTACCCTGCCCGGCCCTCAGCCGTCGATTCGATGGTGACAAAGCAATCTGCCGCCACCGCCTCGAAGGCGCCCGTGACGATCTCCCGCGCCTTGTGCGGATACTTGGCGCAGATCTTCCCGAACTCGGAAACGTGCAGATAGCGCAGCGTGCCGCCCCGGAAGGACGTGCTGACGTAGAGCGAGCCGCCTTTGCTGAATACCAGCTCGCCCGCCGCGTCATTGCGTGCCGGGTTGGCCGCCTTGATCTCAGCCGGCAGGTTGTCGTAGGCGTACTTGATCTTCTCCCGGAACAGGCGCTTGGCGTCCGTCAGGGTGTGAGCGATCAGCGCGCACTTGGCAGCCTCAAACAGCGCAGCATCCAGCTGGACGATACAGACCAGGGTCGTAAACCCCAGCTGACGAGCCTTGAGGATGATGTTTCGGGTGTGCATGCCCTGGAAATAGTCGATCTGCTCCTGCGTCATGCGGAAGCGGACCTTCTTACCGTTCTTGTCGGTGATCCAGTAGAGATTGTTCAGGCGCCAGAACCGATCCCGGAGCAGCTTCATGTGCTCGGGCTTCATGGTCAGGCGTCCTTAGATAATTCGTCCATCAGGTTGGACAGCTCGTCCACATCGGAGGATTGCTCCTTGTCGTCCAGATTGAACGCCTGGCGCTCAAGCACCTGAAGGTTCTTCATGGCCGAGGAAAGCTGAAACAGGGTCTTGGCATTGCTTGGCAGGCCAACCGCGGCAAGCATTGCCCCGCGCCTGATTCCGCTGGAGTCCTCTTTCGTTTCTTCCTCGATTGCGTTCTCGATGGACTCACGCTGCTGAATGGTCGTCAGCAGATCATCCATCAGAAGGTTCGCAAGGTTCGAAGCTTTGCGAATGTCCCGGCGATGGCTGCGAACAACCGTTGCGCCTTCCTCTGCAGCCTCTTCGACGATCTCAGCGTCACGCTCAGGGTTCGCACATTGATCGTCGCGAACCTCTCCGCGAACCAACTTGTTGCGAACCTCCTTTCGCACCTGCTCGGAAAGGTCTCGCACCCACCCAGAGGTCTTAGCCTTCTTGCGGATCGCGGTGTCGCTGATTCCATTCCGCTCAGCGATGGTTCTGATGGAAAGCGCGCCGGCCCGGTAGGCTCGTTCGATCGCCTCCCAGTCGGGTTGCTTGGCTGTCATGGGGAATCCTTAGTCTTCGATGTCGAGCAGCACATCAATCAGCTTTTGCTCACCCAGGCGCATGGCACCCAGGCATTGCAGGTCGTCGCACTTAGGCCCAAGCCCGAAAACAGTCACCTGTCCTTTCGGGCCGATCAGGGTCAAGGTGCCTACGGTGCATTCCGGATGCACACCGGCATCCAGGTCATCAGCAATCTTGCGGAGCGTCTTGGCAGCGTCGCGCCAACCTTCACGCTTGAAATCAATAAGCTTGGCAGTCATGCCGTCACCTGCTGTAGCCACTCTTCAATGATCCGGCGCACTACTGGCTCGGTCAGGATGGCGGATGGCTTGTCTCCAGTGATCACTGAGCGCACCAGGTCACAGGGCAGCACGTGAACGGCGTCACTTGCCACCACTGTCAGGTGCGGTCGCTGATCCGCGATGTCGTGAATGCCTGCGGTCATTGGCTCACCATGATGTGCGTTTGTCCGTGTGCATGCCCATGGAGCAGCGACACGATGAGGCCTTGAGGTAGGCCGGCAGCCTTTGCGTCCTTGATGGCTTGCACCAGGGCATCGTCCAGATCCTTTATCGCAGCGACAACATCAGGCGGCAGCGGCAGGGCATGGTGCAGGCGGGTCACGTTGCTCATGCAGCACGCCATAGGCAATCGGCGGCCACGGCCTTGAAGGCACCGATCGTCTCCCAGTTGGGTTGCCTTGTTGTCATACGTTATCTCTGTAATTTAAAATAATGGCGGATTGCCGGTATCGGTGAGGTTCACCTATAACCGCCTATTTGATCTCTCAGGGACGAACAATGCGTAAGTACAAATTGAGCTATGACCACATCGACACAACGAAAACCACAACCGGCCAAGCGTATATGCGAACAGATGCTCATGAGCTGCTGTTGGAAGCGCTGGGAATTGGCGGCAAAGATGGCCCAGTAATCTTTGTGGGAAAGTCGCTCAAGGAATCGCTCGAACTCATGAAAATCAAAAACATCCGAGTTACCTGGCTGTAGCATTCTCGGCCACGAACAGTGTCCGAACCACGCCGCCAGTTGAAGTATCCCGCCTCTTCGCCATCTCGACTGACTCAGTCGCGGTGGCGCCTATATCACTTGCTCAGCTTCTTCTGGACGATCACGCGAGCGATCATCACCAGGAGGCCCAGCGCACCATAGGCAATCGGTGGCAGCACGGCCTGTAGTTGCGGCATCAGTTGTTCAGCGATACCCAGCACGGCAACTGCGCCGCCCGCCTGAACGCTGGTCATGCTCAGCGCTTGTTTCCAGTTGTCGATCAGTTGCATGAGTGTCCCCTTACGAATTCTGTTGCGGATGTACTGCGTCGGTGACCGTCTTGCGCAGGTCGGCCAGGTCTGTAGCCAACTCGGCTAGATCCTTGTCGCGACGCTTCTCGGCCCACTTGAACCAGGCGCGCACCAATACCCATGCAGGCAGGCCGCACACAAAGATGATGCCGCCCAGGGCGATCACCCCGACGTCATCATTCGCCCATGAGCCAAGGCCCAGCCACCGAACGACGAAGGCGCCGCCGCAGATGCTGGATACCGACGTGCTGATCATTGCGACGACGAACTCGCGCACGGTCTTGGGCAGGGTCATCGCCATGACGACGACGGCAGCCAAGACGGCGACGAAGCCGAACGCCCCAAGCTTGTACAGCGCGATACCGCCAGCGGCAGTGAGTGGGCCGGGCTCGGACATAGATTGATATCTCATGGCGCCTCGGTATCTCGGCGTTGTGATTGGTCCGGCACTCCCCGCCTCTCTCATCCGCTCGGAGCAAAGACGATGGCGTGGGTGCCAGATACGAAAAAGCCCCTGCGGATGCAGAGGCCTGAATGAGGCCCTCTGTGAGCGAACCGATTACGGGCTCAAGAAGGCGCGGGGAAATCTGTACATCCGGGAAAGCGTCCACTCGGGTAGCAGCTTTCCTCGGCGGTACAAAAAAGCCCGCGGCATGTGCGGGCTTTTTCCATTGCGACCAGGCGTATTCAGCAGGGGGTCAGGCCGACACCTTCAGGGTCAGGCTTGCCCGTGGTCATCACGAAGTGATTGCTGGATGCGCGCAGGTTACTTTTCAGGGCCTGGCCTTCGGGCTCGCTACCCGTTCGCCACATGGCGAGGGTCAGGTCCAGTCGCTGCATCGCGACACCCTGCGGCTCGGCCATCACCGCCAGGTGGTAGCTGACGGCTCGCAGCGGTTCTGCGAACGCACTCGCAGAGAAACAGGACAGGCAGGCGGCGAACGCCAACCCCAAGTACATCGTGAGTCGCTTCATCATCGGTCATTCCTTGCGGGTTGGGTTTTCTCAGGACGCAAAAAACCCCGCTCGAAAGCAGGGTTAGTGGAGCAAGTTGCCGTAGGCAAAATACTCAATATGGCGAAATGATGCCCTCAGCCGTGCGGGAAGTCAAGCGGCCTCTCGCATCTTGTAAATCACCCCACCGATCGGGCTCAACGCTTTCGCGTCGATGTCGTAGCAGGCGTCGAAGCAGAGCTGCACAAACGGCTCCCAGTCTCGACCCCAGGCAGCGGATGGAAGCTTGATCCCGTACTCGGCATTCACCCAGGCCCTGAATAGTTCTGGCTTGATCAGCGGGTCATCGTTGGCCGACTGGCCGCCCTGGTGCATGTAACGGTAGCGACGGAACACCCCCTTGGCCACGTACTCGGCTCGATCCCTCTTGTCGGCGGTCATGCGCGGCGCCCGGGTGCACGCCAGATTGAACACTGCTTCTTCCGCATCTTCCCGGTCATCATCGGTCGGCTCGGCCGCGTACATGGCATTGCCGAATGCGCGCAATTGGTGGTGAAGGCGTGCGATCGCCGACTGGATCTGACCGGCCAATGCACCGTGCACTGCGTGATCTGCCGTCGGCCCACGCTCGGTGCCCTGCACCACAACGCCCAACACGGCGGCGTCAGATGTCTGGCCCCGTGCCGGGTTGTAAGTGCAGTCATGCCATGCCTGGCGTGCAGAATTGATCTTCATGCTGCTCTCCCCTTCAGCTCTCTGGTCTTCGCCCGGTAGTCGGCGGTCATCGCCTTCAGCTCTTCGATGGTGTACTTCTTGGGCTCATGAGGGCCTTCGAGCCATTCCACTTTTTCGGCGCCGATCCGCTTCACCAGCTCAATGCGGTAATTCACGACGTTCCCTGACAACTTGGTATTGCACGGCGAGCACTGTCGGTGGCAGTTGAGCGGCTCGAAGCGCAGCGCGGGGTTACTCCCGACTGTGCGGTAATGCCCCGCGTCGTACTTGCCCTGGTGGTGCCGGCCGCAGCTGATGCAGGGCAAGTCGGCGTCACGCTCACGTACCCAGGCGTTAAAGGCGATCTGCGTATCCTTGAGGTGGTCAGCCCTGCTCTTCAGCTTCTCCTTGCGAACCTTGATTTCGCGGCGCTCGATCTGGGCCAACTCTTTACGCTTTTTCTCCTGCCTGCCTCTGGCGATCACGACGGCACAGTCCGGCGAGCACCAGCTCTGAAAGCTCACCTTCGGGACGAATACGGCCCGGCACGACGTGACGCGGCACTTCTTCGGTCGAGGTTGTTTTGCGGCAAGGCTCATGCAGCCACCTCGCCCAGCAGATCCGTGAACACCACGCCGCGCTCCGTGAAGTCGGCCACGATGCGATCGGTGTAGGCGATGCCCTGGGCGCGACTGAACAACCGAGTTACCGGGAATCCGTCCGGTCCGAACAGCGGGCAGGCCCCCATCAGGTCGAGCTTTTGTCCGTAGGTCAGGTGACGCATGGTTTGGTACCAGCCGTTGCGGAAATCGTCGTCCTCGTTCAGCAGGATCTGCACGCCGAAATGCAGCTTGCAGTACCGGCGAGCGTCATCTACGTCGCCGATCTGCGTCATCGCCGCGATACGCTGATACAGGGAAAACCACAGGGCGTTCTGGTCAAGCGTGCGGTCCTTTCCCGGGCGCAGCGACACGACGACGAATTTCTTGTCGCGGTACATGGTGGTCAAGCTGGTGATGGCCTCGGACAGCTTGGCCTGGCTGTTGACGCTGATTTTGTCGGTCATGGTTTCACCGCCTCCCAGTAGGTGCTTTGCACTTCCGATGTCTTCACGAGGCCTTTGCGCTTCAGGCGCTGGCATGCCTTGCTGACTTCCTCACGCGAAGCTCCTACCGCGCTATGCATAGCCCAAGCCGTAGAACCCGGACGAGCAAGCAGGTAGTCAAGCACCCGCTTATCGAGCGCGATTCGCGGCGTCATAACTCCGCTTGGCCCCGTCATGATTGCTCTCCCTTGCTCATGGCGGCGCGATAGCCAGCCAGCTCAGCCATGTCCCGGTCATGGTCGCGGCGAGTCACCGGGTGCATGTCCTCCGGCTTTTGGCCGTGGTACTTCTGGAGCATTTCGCCTTCGAGAGAGGCCGTGCACTCGGTAAGAACCTTGCGAAGCGCCTCGTTCTCGGCCTTGAGCTGGTCGCGCTCGGCCACGATTTCATCCATTTCGGATTGAAGGTCGCGGGCCTTTTCCCACTCTTCTTTGTAGGCTTTATCGAAACCAGAAAGGCTTTCGTTCTTGGCCTTAAGCTCATCAGGTTCTTCAAGCAACTCAACAACCTTTGCACCTGTAGTTCTGCGCATCCACGCGGACTCATCGGCCACATCCATTGATGCGCACGATTCGACAGCCTCGGCCAGCCGCTTCAGTTCGGTGTAGTCGGTCATCAGAAAGCCTCCTTGCCGCGTTGAGATTCCCACTCGAACGGAACCACGATCACGCCCCCCTCACGCAGGCGGTCGGCGCAGCGCTCGCCCATGGCGGCCGGTAGAGCCTTCGCATCCAGGTTGGAAATGATCACCGTCGGGCGCATCTGCTCGTAGCGACCGTTGATGATTGCGAACAGCGTGGTCAGCTCGAAGTCGCTCGGGGTTTCCTTGCTCACGCCGATCTCATCGAGGATGAGCAGTGACGGGCTGATCAGGCCGGACAGAATCCAGCTTTCGCTACGGTCGCTGGACTTGTCGTAGGTGGCGCGGATGTCCTGCAGGATTGAGCTGATCGTGCGGTACACGGCAGTAGCGGCGGTTTTGCGCATGATCTCGTTGGCAATGGCCACGCCTAGGTGCGTCTTGCCGGTACCGGGTTTGCCCAGCAGCAACAGGCACCGGCCGGTCTGCGAGATCTCCGGGAACTTGTCCGCGTACTTACGGCAGATGCGCAGCGCCTCCTGCTGGCCGGCGGATTCAGCGACGTAGCCATTCAGGGTCTTGGTGGTGAAGCGCTTCGGCACCAGGGCAGAACCGAGCTTGTAGACCAATTCGTCACGGGCCTGCTGCTTGGCGCGAGCGGCCTCGGTGTCCTTGGCGATCTGCTGGCAGTCCGGGCAGGCGGTCTTGAACTCTTTGCCGAAGATCACGTTCACGGTCTGCGGGAACTGGCCGTGCTCTTCGCACACGCCGGTGACTTGCCGAGGGCCAGGAGCAGCCGCAGGCATGGCGATAACTTTTTCAGAACGCATAGGTTCCATCCTCCCGTTTGATCAGGCCGGCTTGGTAATCGCGGTCGGCGAAGCCGGTGTGGCGGGATTGCGGGAACGGGTGCACATTGCTGGCAGTCGACGTAGGCTCGGGAACTTCGTCTTCCCAGCGCTTTCCGTTGAGCCAGGTCGACGGGTGCGGGACGAACTGGCCGTTGTCCTTGGTCCAGGCAGTCGACACGACTTGCTTGCGAAGACCATCGACAATCAGGGTGAACAAAT